AAACTGGCAAAACAAATTTCATGAAGAATAAAACTTTATTATGTCGAAGATGTAAAAGACAATTTCTTCCTAATACCTCTATACAATCTTTTTGTTCTAAAGAATGTAAAGAGAGGTATTGGAATGAACCTTTATTGATAAGTATTGAAATTGAAACAAAACCTAAAATAAAGATTTTTAAGACTAAGTTTAAGCGTCGTGTTAGAATTATTCACAATTTTGGAAGATAAAAATGAGAGAAGCAATAGAGAACGAGAAAGTTAAGGTGAAAGGCTTGACGTCTAAAGGAGCCTTTTTTAACGTTAAAGAGTCTCATAAAGAGTCTCATAAAAATAAAGACAAGAAAAAGAAGAAGTTGAAGGACGTAAAAGGTTTTGGTGACGAATGACATACATTAACGACGAAGAACTTAATAGGCGTCTTAATCACGATAAGAATGTCTGCAAGGTTACTAATGAGCCTCTTATTAAGCCAGAGATTGTTAATGATGAAGTAAATAATAATAATGATAAAGATGTAAATAGAAAGGAATATAGAAATCTCTCTGCCGCCGAGCGGGAAGTTCGCCACGAAGAATATAAAGCTCGTCACGTCCTTCATGAAAGCGATACTCATGTCGTCCATACCATGCAACGTGGTGGACGCACGCCCGGCAAAGAGCATCTTACGAACGATCAACGTGCTCACATCGTTCTTTTATCTAAAGTCTTAGGTCGTGAGAATGCTGCCTCAATTAGTGGTGTTAATATAGATAGTGTTTCTAAATACTCAGTTGGACAGTCTACGCGCGGCACAGACAATCCTGACCTTCGTAAAAAGATTCAAGAAGTCCTCATGCCCGTTTCTCTTAAGGCTGCTGATCTCGTCCTTAAGACTCTCGGCGTCATTACAACCGAAGAGATTCAAAGCGAAAAGTTAAAGGACAGAGTCTCTATCGCACGTGATCTCGCATCTATCGCCGAGAAGACAATGCCGAAGGGTGATAGCATCTCAGGCACAGTGAATGCTCAGGTTATCTTTTACTCTCCTAAAGTTAATTCAATGGATGATTATGAAAAGGCGTCTTAATGCCTTTATCAGTATCAGATAACATTACATCATGGAAGCCACATAAGAAGCAAGAAGAATTCATTCGCATTCCGTTCGACGTTTTCGAGGCATTATATGGCGGAGCAGCTGGTGGTGGTAAATCAGAACTAGCTCTCATTCTACCTATAATATACGGCTTCACAGATAACCCACGATTTCAAGGCATAATCTTTCGTCGTACATTTCCTGAACTAGAAAAGAGTCTCATACCACGTTCCCACGAGTATTATAGGCCGTTGGGAGCAACGTATAATCAACAGCGTAAGGAATGGACGTTTCCCTCAGGTGCTAAGCAATACTTCGGTCATTGCGAAGCGATAAAGGATGTCTATCAATATCAATCAGCTGAATTCCAGCTCATGCAATTCGATGAGCTTACTCACTTCTCAGAATTTCAATATCTTTACTTAACATCTCGCGTAAGAGCCTCATTCAACATCCCTAAAATTATACGTAATTACAGCAATCCAGGAAACGTAGGTCATGCTTGGGTTCGTAAGACGTTTATTGACAAGGCACGTGAAGGTGGTAAACTTATTTATGATGCTAAGTCGAAAACGTACCGAATATTCATAAAAGCGAAAGCGACGGATAATCCATACTTATTACATAATGACCCAGGTTATTATGATCGTCTACATCGCTTACCTCCTGCCGAGCAAAAGGCTTTAATAGATGGAGACTGGTACGCATTTGCTGGTCAGGTCTTTACAGAGTTTAGACAGTATCATCATCCTCTCGAGCCGGCCAACGCATTACACGTTATCAAGCCTTATTTAATTCCTCAATGGTGGCCTAAGATTAGATTCTTAGACTGGGGCTATAGGGCAAATACATACGCTGGTTGGCTAGCAATAACGCCGGAAGCACGTATCATTCTTTATCGTGAGTACATATGCCAAAAGAAGACTATTAAAACTTACGGAGCAGACTTAGCTCGTTTATCTCAATATGATGGTAATATTAAAGCCTCCTTCCTCGATCCTTCAGCGTGGAAAGAAGAAGGACATGAGCATAATATTGCTGATCAAATCATGGCTGCTACTAATTCAATATGGGAACGGGCGAATAATGATCGTATAGCTGGTAAGTTATTACTTCATGATTTATTAAGATGGGAGCCTAAAGATGTTACATTCCTACCAAAAGATAACTATAGTCGAGAACTTCATAATCAAATACTTCGTTTTCATGGTACAGAAGCTGCTGATTCATATGAAAAGATGTTTCAGCCTGAGGACAAAGAGACTAATATTCCACGACTTCAAATCTTCGATACTTGTCCAAGCATTATAGAA